GCAAATTCGACTGGAGGGATGCGGTTTACACAATCGTTGGCGGTATGGCTGGTTTTTTACTTTCATTCTTTTAAAATGAATAAATATTTATACTTATCGGTATTGTACCTTTTGGTATCATGTGCAAACCCAAATAAGTTGCACAGGATAATGGATAAGCTGCCGGAGGCAACGGCAAAGGAATGCGCTGACAGGTATCCAATAAAGGAAACAATACAAACCATTACCGAAGTTGATACGGCTTTGTTACATCAATATGAGACTGAATTTAATTACATGGCTATGCTGATTGATAGTCTGCTTTCAGCTAATTGCGATACGGTGCATATCGATAAGATAAAAGAGGTCATAAAAAAAGTACCTTGTAAGCCGATCACAAAGGTCATCATTAAGACACAGGAAAGCACAGCAAAGCTCGAAGTATTAAAAAACGATTGCGATAAAACAATCAAAAGTTTGTCTCAAATTAATACGCAAAACGTGACAAAAATTCACGATTTGGAGTTGACTAATGGTAAGCTCAAAGCACGTAACAGGTGGATGTGGGTTATTATTGTTTGCCTTACTGCATTTTCATTCCGCCGTCAAATCGCTAAATTAATAATATGAAAGCAACTATTCTAAAGGCAGAAGATGGGCAATGGTATTGCATCCTGATTGCCCGGAATGGTCAGGTATTATTTACGAGTGAAACGTATAAGCAGAAAAAAAGCATATTAAGAATGCTTAAAAATAACTTTCCAAAAGTACCAATAATAGAATGAATAAAGGCATCGCCATAATACGCAAATATGAGGGGTTAAAACTTCGTGCCTATATCTGCCCATCAGGGTTGCCGACCATAGGATACGGAGCTACTTTTTATATGAACGGAAGCCGTGTACAAATTGGCGATGTTATAACTATTGATCATGCAGATAAGCTTTTACATTTCCAAGTAAAGCTATTCGCTGACGAAGTTAGGCGTACGGTAAAGTCAAACATTAACGAAAACCAATTAGGGGCGCTTGTTTCTTTTTGTTTTAATGTGGGCGGGGCAGCCTTCGCTAAATCCACACTGGCACGCAAAGTAAACGCAAACCCATCCGATCCTACCATCCGTAATGAGTTTATGCGATGGACACGCGGTGGCGGTAAGGTACTGCCCGGACTTGTAAAACGTAGGGAAGAAGAAGCAAATCTATATTATGCCAATATTTAAGAAAACACATATAGCACATGAATATCGGGCAAAGTACGGGATGGAGATGCCGACATTAACGCTGGCAAAAATCATGTATAAAGAAAATAAAGAAGCGTTTACCAGTGTTGACCATGCAAGATCTGCATTGCGAATGATTGAGGGTAAAATGGGCAATAAATTACGCGGTGAAATAAAAGATAAAAGTTTATACATGACAGAAGAACGCTCCCGCAACCCTTGGAAACTGCCCGAATCTGAGGAAACGAAATATGAGCCGTTTGTTATTAAAGCCAAAAAAATAGCAGTTCTAAGTGATATACACATCCCTTACCATTCTGTCCCTGCTTTGTCTGCCGGGCTTGATTTCATACAAACTGAAAAGCCGGACGCGATTCTTTTGAACGGCGATACGATAGATATGTATTCTTTAAGCCGCTTCCAAAAAGACCCCCGCAAAAGGTCGGTTGCGCATGAACTACAGGCAACCCGCGACTTTTTGGATGTGCTTAGTCAGTTTGATGCAAAGATTTATTTTAAGATAGGCAATCACGAGGAGAGATACGAAAATTATCTGATGAGGGTTGCTCCTGAGCTTTTAGGGGTAAAACAATTTGAGCTGAAGCACTTATTAGGGTTAGATACACGCGGGATTGATTTAATAGGCGATAAACGCATAATAAAGGCCAATGACTTGAATATAGTGCATGGTCATGAGTTCGGGCAATCCATCTTCAGCCCTGTGAACGTGGCAAGGGGGTTATTTTTGAGGGGCAAGGTATCGGCCATGCAGGGCCACAATCACGCTGTCTCAGAACACACAGAAAGCAATATGAACGGGGATATTGTTACCACGTGGTCACTCGGCTGCCTTTGTGAGCTTAACCCCGCCTATCTGCCTATTAACAAATGGGCGCATGGTTTGGCAATAGTTGACTTGTCAGAAAATGGCAAAGACTTCCACGTCCGTAATTACCGAATCCATAAAGGCAAAATTCTATGAGTGATGAGTCTACAAAATTGGAGCTATTAGAGTATGATTTAACGATGGTTATTGAATGCGCCCTGACGGTCATTACAACGCTGGAGGATGCGTCTTATAATGGATACGATGAAGAACAGGAAGACCAAATAAAAGCTAAGAAAAACGCCTATAATACGATTAATCTATGCCTACGCAAATTGCAGCGCCTCATCCGAGATACTCCTGTTCAGACGCAATAAACTTTTTAGACTTGCCGAAAGGCGGGTAAATACAATGCGCCTTGCTTACATCCCTTAAATGTATTATTGTAGTATGGTGAGCCTTTAAAAACTTAGCCAAATCCATTACGGTCACATATTTAAAGGTCAAAAAAATATAGCGAACAAAATGCGCTTTAACCTCAACCTTATTCCGATCGCGTCCTTTCATTGCCTTAACCGGATTAATGCCATGCTCCGCGCATATCAGCTCCCATTCCGTTTGCAGATCAGGTTTTTGCCAGTTCAGCTTTTGCAGAATAACTTGTTTCTCCACTACCCTGCGGGTGGTCATAATAATATCACGGATGGTGTTTAAAAGCCTTTCCGGTACTTCATCCATATACGGCTCAAGGTGTGAGCCGATTGCTTTCACGGCTTGGTCAATGGTCATTATTTGTGATTTTATTAATGGCTAAAATAATATAAACCGCCCAAACGATGGCAACGGATAAGGCGATTAAATTAAATAAAATTATTGTATTCATGATTAATTTTCTAAAATCAGCCGCCATGTCTTATCATTTACATTGTCACATTTAAAATAGACATTAAACGGCTTATTTTTTATTTTAACTTTATAAACGTCGCAAATTGTCTCTATTAACGCAACATTACAGATGTATTTGTTTTCGTTGAATTTGTAACCATTATACCGATCACCCTCAAAAAATAAAATACTTCCGTATTCAATAGCAAAATTGACATATTGCCATTTTAACTTATTGCGGTAAAAGAAATTCCTAAGTGATATTCTATACGAACGTTTTATCTTTTGCCGATCCTGAGCCGCTGAATAGTAAAAGCTAATCATGAGATCCGGCTCGCCTTCGCGGTTAAAAATGTTTACTGATTTTTTCTTTGGTTTGATTAATTCCATTTTAAATGATTATATCCTTTTCGCTGGTTAATGTAAATACTTGGAAGCCTTGTTGCGTAAGCTGGGTATGTCTGAATTTCTGCAATTCTGTCGGCTCACGGCCCGGCTGCTTCACCTCAACAAAGATGGTTTTGCCGTTCTTAAAACAAACAAGGTCGGGTATGCCGTTGCAGTTCGTTTGGATAAGTTTAACGACCAGCCATCCCGCCCGCTCAAAGCGTGCCTTTATGTTCGCTTGGATTTTGCTCTCCATCATTTAAAAATTATCCGCCAGCGCGATTAATAACAGGATGATGGTAATGACAATGTAGGATTGTGTCGGGGTTAAGTCTGTGGTTTTTTGTTGCATGGTTTTTTGTTTTGTTACACAAAGATAATAATTTATTTTAAATAAAAAATATTTTTTTAATATTTTTTTATTTGCAGCCGCTGCGGGATTCGAACCCGCATCTCCCTGACTTAACAGGGACGCTAACCCGAGGTGGTATTTATTCCCACTTACGCCAAGCGGCTGGCCGAAAAGACCCCGTTGCTGATCTGACGGGAAGCAGACGGGGTACGGTTATTCAATCCCGTAATCATTCCTAAAATAGCTCAAAGTATAATCTTTTTTGCCTTTCACCGCCTTGTAAATCTTCTCCTCAATGCCGCCCTCCGCAAATAGCCAGTACACCTTTGAGGCTTCCTCCCGATCTTTATTCTGCATCCGCGCCCGTGCCTGCCAGTAACTTACGGCGCTGAAGTCAATATTAAGCATTATTAGCGCGTCCGCCGTGCTAAGGTTAATACCTTCACGCCCTGATTGGATTTGCGAAAGAAACCACTTATCTGAGCTTGTAGCGAACTCCTGCGGGTCGGTCGTAAACCTGTCATATCCGAAGGTCAGATAAAGCATAGTTTCCTCGGCTTTGTACTTGTAAAAAATAGCTATCTTTTTGCCCTTGAAATTGTCTTTTATCCAGTACACCTTTGAGCGGTCAAAGACAACCCCTTCATTCTTTTCATCTATTACGGTGCCTGTGTACACCTGATGGAGCTTGCTGAGTAGCTTTGCCCCGGTATCTGCCATAACTACGTTCCCATCCCGGCCGACGTACACTCGTTCTTTTTTGAGCTTATCGGCCAGATAATACGTGGATGGCTCCATTTTAATACCTACCGTTAACTCCTTTACTTCTGCCCTAAACCCGGCTTCTGCCTGAGTGAAAGGGATAATTAAATGATCTGTCATTTGTTTGATTTTTGTTTGGTTTGCGTTTGAGTAGTCGTTTACTTTTAAACCCTTAAAATATTTAAGCTGAATATCGACATAGTCCTTTGCCCATTTGTAAAAGTTAATGTAATCTTTGAACGGACTGAATGAGCTGATGTAAAACTGATGGAAGATTTGCGAATAGCTTTCCGGCGTTGGCGTGCCGCTTAAATAAATAATCGGCTTGCCCTTGCATAATTCCTTCAGCTTTTTTACCCTTTGCGCTGGCTTTGGGTATTGTCCTAACCCATGCGCTTCATCACAGATAACAATATCAAAAGGCTGTTTTACGTGGTGGATATTCTCATAGTTTGTTACGATAATATCCGAACTTATGCCTAACTGCTTATGGTCATCCAATATCCCGCTTATTACCTTTTTCTTTGTTAAAAATAAAATAACGCCTGCGCCTATTTTATCAGCGGTTAATAAAGCCGTGACGGTCTTGCCCGTGCGAACCTGCATCGCTAAGTAAACTAATCCATATTTGCGGATAATGTCGGCGGCGCGGTTGCTGATCTCTATTTGGTAGGGGCGGGGGTGCATTTACTTTTTTTGAAATTCTTTTCTTAATGATTCAAGAAAATCTATTTTTCTTTTAAATTCTTCTTCTTTTTCCTTTTGTTCTGTTCTTATATAAATCGGTATTATAGTATAATATCCATCATCTGCATTTTCTACAAATTCAAATGCTTCCCATTCGGTATCATATCCTATCCAATATTCTATTGAATGTAGATCATCTTTATAATATTGTGCATCTTCACGTATTTTAAATACGCCGTATTTTTTTTTCATACTTTAATTTTTAATAAGCTTGTAAAAAAAATCACCCCCCGCCCCCTTTAAGTACCAATACCTAAAAACCGATTTTAAGTGTTAATAATTAAAACGGGGGGTGAAAAAGTTACGGATTAAAACGGAGCATCCTCCTCAACCGTTGGTTTCTCAGATTGGACTAATTTTGTCCAAAACTTTTCAAAGAACTCTAATTGCTTACTATTGTCGTAAACCATTTGCCCTTTGACCTTTACTTTCTCAAGCTCGGGTAATTCGCCGGGCCAGTCCTTTGTCCATTTCCATTTCAGAGCTTTGCCGTTCTGATTAACAAAGATGGTGGTTTGCGGTTTGCCGTTGTCACCTATTTTGCTGTTCGCGATCAGCTTAACAGGTTGGCTGATGTCAGCATTTGCGATGCTGTTTGTCAGTCCGCGGTAATAGCCGGAGTCCGTGCGCACCTGTACTAAATACTTTTGACCCTCATCCTCCAGTACAATTTTCAGTTTGCGGAACTTCGTGCCATTGTACTCGTCATCTTGGAACTCGATGGATGTGATTTTGCCATCCACTGCGTCAAATAACTCGATGTCGCCATTGGCGCTTTTGCGGGCAAATTTGCCCTCTTTCAAATTCAGGTAGGTAATTCCCCCCGATGTATTGGATAAGCCCATAATTAGCCGGGTAACCGTTCCCCGGTGCGGTTTTAATCTTTATAGATATCTTTTATCATTTGATCGATGCTGTCGTGAAGGTCTTTAGCTTTCTCCATAATTAAAGCTCTGTATTCTTCCTCGCTTACCATTTTTGTTTTATGCTTAAGGTCGGTATAAATGTCGAACAGATTGCCTTTAATTGTACCGATTACTCCCGCCAGTTTGAGCATTCTTTCTGATTGCTCATTATACATCTCCTCGTATATATTTTTCATAATATTCAAGTTTTAATCGATCGGGTTTTCCTCCTCGAATTTGTTAAGTAATAATTGTTTTACATACTGCGAGCGGGCAGACCTAAAAATAATCGCATTCTCGTGTGGGGTGTATAATCTTTGTTCCCACTCCACGAAGCCGTTAATGGCCGCGTAAATCTGCTCCATGCCTGTGGTGATGTGCCTATAATAGCAGTAGGCGCTGAATACAACCGGAACGACATCCTCGCCTATTTGTACGTTATACGTTATTTTTGTACTCATAACTTATGACTGATTTGGTAGGTGAGTGATTTTGGTTTGCTTGTGCCATTCTCAGCCATCCAAAGATTATGCGTGGCGTTAAATAACTCCAGCTCCTTTGCCGTGTCATCTTTACTAATCAACTGCCAGCCTATGCCCTGTATATCGCCTTTTTTACCCTCCGTGCGGGTTTTTGCATTAAGCCATAATATGCCGACCTTGTCAACCCTGATGCCTGCTTTGTTCATTAGTAAAGAACGATAAGCGGCCAATTGCAACCAGTAGGAAGAATAAACAGCGTTAGATGTCTTAATGTCAATTAGTATCTTTTGCCCATCCATTTCAATGATTCGGTCAATGGTGCCAGCGTATCCTAATTCTTTGCTGATAATATTCAGCTCAATTGAGTCGGTTACAAATTGAAACCTGTTGCGGAACTCGACATACCTTTCAAACATTGCCCACTCGTTTAATTTGTAGTCGATGCCACCGGATGGATTGATTAGGTTGACCCCTTTACCATGATCGTAGTCCTCCGTTAATTTGTGAACCACTGATCCGCGCCTGCCAGCTTCGTCTCGGATTTCGTCCGCGTCTTTACCAGCTTCCTTAAGCCAGTTGTAATATGCGGCGCCTTTTGGGTAAGCCTCTAAAATGGTTGTCACTGAAGGCACGAAGCCTCCGTCCTCTGTAGAATAAAAACGACTGTCGAGGAAAGTCAGTTGTTTGTTGTTGATTGTGTACATAAGCTTAACGATTTAGAATGCAAATATAAAAAAGATTTTTTAAATACAAAATTTTTTTTTTATTTTTGTAAAAAATATAAATTATGAAAAAAGAAACAAGAGGCCGAAAGCCCATCCCAGCATCAGAAAAAAAGAAAGTAGTGCAATTTTATGTAAAGCAAAAGCATTACAAAGCAGCAAAGGAAGAATCTAAGTTAATTCAACAAAAGTATTCATAATGAGCTGTTATTATTGTAACTCTTTTGATTACCAAACACGTGCTTCTGCAAACCACAAAATACATTTGTGTAATGTTTGTGAAAGAACATTTGGTAATTTTCAAACTAATGGATATTGCTGCGAATATAAAAATGTTAAAATAGTCGAATACGAACTATCTAATAAACAAAAACGCAAAGCAAATATGTGTATAAATTGTTTGACGAGTTTTGGCAATGTAAAACAATATACACCACATTTTATGTCTGTTACTTATGATGAAAGAGAAAAAATAAGATGGTCAATTAAAAAAGAAAAATCAGATTTATTTAATTCTATACTTGAAAAAAGAAGGCATTATAAACAGCGTTATTATGATTATTTAAAATCTGATGGATGGAAACAAAAAAGACTGGAAAGATTAAAACTTGATAATTTTATTTGCCAAAATTGCGGCAATAAGTCAGGTCGCCTTGACGTTCACCACACAACATACGACACACTTTATAATGAATCTATTTACGACATAATTACTTTATGTCACCCATGTCACTTTAAATTACACGAAAATGATTAAACTACACTACCAAACAGCCGAAGAGCTGGGACATTACCCCGTTCCGCTTATATGGAATACGCAAACAAATGCACCTGTATCGCACGTGCAAGGTTGGGAAGCTATGCATCCATATCAACTTACGAGCGAACACAATGCAATGGCGGTGCGCACCTCCGATGCTTTTACGTTTATTGATGTGGATACAAAAAATAGCTCCACACTATCCGCTGACGATTTAAGAACTTACATACTGATAATGCTTCAGGAAAAGCTTAATAATGATATTTATAAAAAACTATTCATTGAACAAAGTCGTAACGGTGGCCTGCATATATTCCTTAAAATGCCAGCACCCGATCAAAAGGTACAAATAGCTACTAACTCAAAGGGGAATGAACTGATTGCTTTGTATCCGAAAAAAAAACTTTGTTACACGTTCCCAACCCCCGGATGCCAAATAATATACGGTGAGCGTGACGAAATGGAAGATATAACGCAAAGTGAACTTGATCAGATTATTGATTTATTGCAAACATTAGACGAGCCAAAGGAAACGAAAATAATTGAGGCTACGCCAAAACAAAACTTTGGCCGCCCGGATAAATGGAAATTCTTTGACCGGAAAATACCAAATGAATACTTTGCAGAACTATTGACTGAAATAGGACTTTCACCATGCAGACTGCAACCTCGCTTTGGCAAAGATGCTATAGTTTATGAAGCATGGCGCCGGACTGAATCGATTTCCCCCACCATGTCGGCAAAGGTATTTTTTGGTAGTGAACCAAAGGTTTTATTGTTTACATCCTCCCTCCCTCAGTTCCCATCGTATCAATCGCATTCACGTAAATCAGACTGGACATTAACTGCATCAAAATTACTTTACTATAAAAATGGTCAGGATGCTGAAAAGACTGAAAACGAAATAAACGAAATAGCAGAACGCTATCAGATAAATTTAAATTTTATTGTTACAAGGTCTGGCAGTTTAATCAATGAAGGTACATTCTGGAAGATACACGAAAAAACAGGCATAGTTACACTACTCGAAGATGCAATGCTTGAAGTTATTACCAATTGCGGATTCAGAAGGTATAAAGAAGATTTTATACGGATTGATGATAATATAGTAACTATTTGCCAAATAGGGGACATTGTTAGGACTTTGACAGATATAGTCACAAAAGTAGATAAAGAGATTTACAATCCCGTTTCTAAGCGTTTAAAGTCTATTTTAAACAATTCTACTATATTAGATGACTTACCTGAGTGGGATGCGGCAAACCTGCTTAAAGATGACATAAATAACGTATGGCGTTATTTTAAGAACTGCGCTGTAAAAATTACAAAGGAAGGTGCCGAGATTGTAAATTATTATGAATTGCCAAAACAGATATGGAAGTCTGACATCATTGAAAGGAATTTCCAAATGCATGATTTCTCAGGATGCGATTCAGAGGAGTTTATTAAACTACTGGCAGGCGAAAACATTACAGAACTTAAAGCCATGATAGGTTACAATCTTACAAGGTACAATAACCCAGCCAAACCTGAGATGACTTTGTTTCTCGAAAACATTGACGAAGATCAGGAGGGTAGCAGTGTGGGTGGCTCCGGTAAATCATTGATAGCGCAAATGATTAAAAACGCATCAGGTAATATGGTGTTTATAAATGGACGTGATCCGCGCTCTATATTCTCAGACTTCGCATGGAGCCGGATAAATCATGATACCCGCACCGTGTTTATTGATGACGCTTACAAAGGTTTTAAGGTCGATGCTCTTTATACAGTAGCTTCAGGGGACATGATTATTAATAAAAAAAATAAGCCTGAGTTTACTATTGAAAACCAAAATCGCCCTAAAATAATAATTACATCCAATTATGCAATGGGTAACGGTGATGAATCAGATACAAGGCGTTTATGGACTTTTGCTATTGAAAAGTATTTTAACCTAAATAGAACGCCTTTAGATCATTTTGGGCGTAAGTTCTTTGAGGACTGGGATGCTGATGAATGGTTAAAATTTGACAATTGGGCAACCGATTGTATCAAAACATTTATGACATTCAAAAGGTCTGCAAAGGTTACTAATATTGATTTAAAAAGGCGGATGCTTATAAATTCAACTGATAGAGGATTTGTTGAGTACATGGATAATCTATTTGACCAGAAGTTTTATTCATGGTTTCCTCAGATACTTAAAACGGAAAGAAGGGAAGAAAATGGCAGTTTAAGTGTTAATGCTGTTGATTTCAATAAATGGTATCCTAACAGATCAAAGAATGAATACGCGGCTAAAATAGCAAAGAATGAGCTTTTGGATACCGTTAACTCATTGCTCAAAAATAAATTATCTCAGACAATGTTGACGCAATGGCTACAAAAATGGGCGGATACCAAGGACGGTTTGGTTATAAATTCTAAGTATAAAATGACAAATCAGAACGGTTTATTTTACCAAATTTTGGAACTTAAAGATGTTTTAACTGATGATGTTCCATTTTAAAAAGTGTGCAATGAGTATAGAAAAAGTGAGCAAAAGTGAAAATTGTAAAAAAAATCGATCACTCTTTTTTGCATTGTGTAACACATTGGAAACATTGGAATTTCAAAAAGTGTTCTTTTGCAATTATTTATTAATCAATCATTTATCACTTATCTTCACACTTTTTCACTTTTTTTCTACTTATAATAATAATAATAATAATATATATATATATAAGAGAATATAGAAAAAAGTAACGGGGTAAGGAAAATAGTAAAAAGTGTGAAATGGAAAAACAATGCAGAACTTGTATTTTTTGGGTGATGGCAGCGGAAAGGACTAAAAGTCTGGCCGAGGGGGTGCATTACAAAACTAATTTAGGGTATTGTGCTAATCCTGTTGTCCGGGATCAAATATTTCACGTTAGGAAAGGTGACGAACAAATATTATTTTTAAACCATAAAAATATTGAGTTTGATGAAAACTTTGGATGCATACACCAAAAACAAAATACTAACGGATCTGTTCAAGAGCCGTGAACTTGATGAAATGCTGAACAAGTTTGATGCCGGGGCGGGTAATGAAGATTTGAAATCTGAACTATTTTTGGTACTTTGCAATCAGCCGGAGGCTAAAATAATTGAACTGAACGGAAACAGGCAACTTATGTTCTTTGCTACCGGGATAGTTCAAAAGATGATATTTCAGAAGGGAAAGTTTTACAGGACTTATAGAAGAGTTACTAATGAATTTAATACTAATATCGAAATAGAAGAAGAGGAGTATAATAGGGATAAAGATATTATGTTAAATAGAGTTGAGGTAAGTCTTGAAACGGATTTGCATTGGGTGGAGCGGGCAATGGTTTCTTTGTATTTAGATAAAGGATCAATGACTAAAATAAGCGAAGATGTTAAGATGCCTTTTA